CCTGCCGGATTGCTGCCTTGGCCCGAATCACGTCCAGCGGGCCCATCAGAAGACTGGCCGCCTGGGCTGTCAGCATAGGCATGGGGTCAAGCCCCTGCCAGCGCCGCAGCGCCTCGCCCTGCTGGGCCAGCTTCACCAGGATCCACTGGGTATTGTGCAGGCTCTCCTGACTGGTACCGTCCAGGCGCTCCATCAGGTCGCCCTTGTCTCCGAATTGGTCATAGCAGGCAAACAGCGCCGCTGCATTGAAATACAGGGAATAGGTTCTGCCGCCCAGCTCAAATTCTACGGTTTTCAAGCCGTTCCAGCTCCTCTCAGTGAAGGATTCTCCGTCTGGAGCGGCTTCTATCCGCTCCAGACGGGTCAAATATTAGCTGTTTGCCATGGGCATCATGCTGTCCAGCCACGCCTTTGCTGCCTCTGCTGTGTCAAAGTCGTTCTGGATGCGATAGTCGCCCTTTGCGCATGTGGTCCCTGTGAACTGTGCAGTGTCATTGGCAAAGGAAATGCTGCTGCCTTTTGTTGTGGCGGTAACGCCGCTCAGCTTCCCCTTGATGTAGGGATAAAGCACCGCACGGAAATAGCGCTTATACGTGCCGTCTGCTTGCTTGTGGCCCCGCCGGGCAAAGAAGCCGGCGCCGCCGTAGGGGGCTTCATTGTCCACGTTCAGGGCCATGGCTCCGTCCTCTCCTGGCTTAATGCCAAGAAAGGCGGCAGCGGTGGTAACGGGGATGTCTGTGGAGACCACAGACAGATCCAGCCGCTGAAACTCCTCAATAAAGTCCTGCAGCACATCGTCCCCGTAATTCTCGCCGGTGACCATGGTGATGGTCTCTGCCACGGATGCCAGAGGCCCCATGCTCAGTGCCGGCCCATAGGTGGGAAGTTTTGTGGGATCTGCATCAGATACAATGGGCGCCCATCGGAATCCGTAGGCTCCGTATCCTGCCATAGTAAGTACCTCCTGTCTGTTTGCTTGCGGGCCCTACAGGCCCTTGGACTCCTGCCAGCGAGACAGCACCGCCGCCCCGGCCTGGGTGGTGGCCTCTGCGCTCTCCTCATTGGCGTCCCGGACAAAGGGGCGGCCCCTTTGCGACCGGGTGCCGTACTCGCCCACAAAGGCGATCTCTGCGTTGCGGGTTACGGTTTTGCCCCGCTTGCGGCTGCCCTGGGGGTATACGTAGATAACCTTCCCGTCAGCCTTGTTTTTGACCTTTGTCTTCCCGATTTTCCGGATCATGAGGCCTGTGTCATGCAGTCCGTAGGCCCTGGCCTTTTTCTGCTGGGCGGCGATGACCACATCCGCCTGGGCGTTGAGGATTTCATCCTGCACATCCTCCGGGATGTTTGCCAGCTCCTGCATGGAGAGCATGAGGCCCTCCATGCCGTTGACGGTCAGCTCTGCCATACCTATGCCTCTCCGTCTGCGTACTCGCACTCGAATACGTAGTGCTCCCATTCCTCATCTCCTGCCGGCGTAACAGTGGGCCAGGTGAACCCGGCGTCTGCCAGGGCCCGCCGCAGTTTTTGCTTTTTTCCCACAATGCCCGCATCTGCCGAGATGCCGGGCCGCCAGGGGAAGAACCAGTGGAGCTGCACCGTGTACCGGATGGCCTGGGGCTCGTCGTCTCCAAAGTCGTCCGGCAGCTCCGTGTAGTGATACACGCAGTATTCCAGGTCCTTTCCGCTGTACTGCTTTGGCGCACAGCGGGGAACAATCGGGGTCACTGCGCTCTGGATGATCTCATCAATCCCCATGGGTCACCTCACAGTCTTGTGTCGGGATCCGACACCGCCTGCAGCCGGGTCACGGTCAACTCCGCCGTCAGGTCATCTGCCTTGTAGGCTCGCTCGATCCGGTAGGGGATCCCCAGGTATTCCAGCCGCCGCTCTCCGTGATAGTCATCGTACCAGTTGGGCAGCACCACCCGGAACTCCGGCCGCAGCCCCGCTGCCATGGCGGCGTAAGTCTCTGTCTGCGACACGCTGACGATCTCCGCATAGCTGGTGTGTCGGGCCTCATCGCCGCTATCCTCATCCACAGATACCAGCGTCACTTCCTCCGGGAAGGTGTAGCCGTCACGTGCCATGGTCCACCCGGCCTTTCTCTGCGATCAGCCGGTCATGGATGTCCAGCTGCAGATAGCGGGGAATCTGAGAGTTGGCCTGCTGCGTTCGCCGCCGGAAAAGCCATGCGGCATATTCCACCTGCAGGTAAGCGTCCTTTGTGCTGGTCTCGTCCAGCGTGATGCCCTTTTGCGTAATCTGGGAGGCTGCGACCTCCAGCAGCTGTTCCAGCTGGGCCTTGCGGCCGTCAGGCATGGTGTGCATATTTAGCTCCGCCTGGAGCAGGGTCAACTTATCCACGGGTCACAGCCTCCTCTCTGCCTCAGCCGCTGGCTGCAGCGTTGGCCTTATCCTCCGCAAAGGTCATAGACGTGGTAGGTGTGACGGCGTTGATGCCGACAACCACAAAGGCCTCAGGGAACACAGGCTTGCCATCATAGCGGGCAGTGCCCTTGAACACAGTCTGGTCCTGAATGAATCGCACGTGCTCGCTCGACTCAATCGAGGTGCCGGCACGCTCCGCCAGCAGATAGCGCTGGCCATAGCCGCCGATGATGTTGTTGTCAGGGATAAAGTCCAGGATTTCCACAGCGCCGCCAATCACAGGCATGGTCCCCTCCATACCCGTAACAATGGCCCCCGCCGCATTGACAGACAGGCCCTCTGCCTTCATGGTGTTGTAGGTGGTCTCGTTCATGGCCCAGAACTTGCCGCCGTTGCCGCCGTTCTTGGCAGCGCCAGCATCTTTCAGAAGCGTCTGGAACAGCGCCACGCCGGTGGACTTGGCCGCCGTAGCGGTCAGCACGTTGCTGGTGGAGAGGTTGACCCAGGGCCGGGCGTTGGCGGGATAGTCGCTGGGGGCCTCCGTCTGGGCCAGGCGGGTCACGATGCCCAGAGGCATCTTCGTACCGGTGCCGTAAAGGATGGCCTTGTCCAGCGCATAGCCGATGCTGTAGCCCAGGGCAGTGATGATCTCCGTGGCCAGACCCACATCGTTGTCTTCCAGCACGGCGTTACAGATGGCCACAAAACCGCCCACCTTGTAGCCGTCCACCTCCACAGCGGTGAAAGACAGTTCCAGCTCATTGAGGGTGGCGCACATCTCCGTCCACACAGCCTCAGGAATGGCGCCCATGACGCCCTGCCGGGCCTTGCCGGGCACGTTGATGCTGCGCACGTGCTTGAGCAGCTTGCTGGAGGACCCGACCTGCTCCCGGATCAGATCCAGAACCACCGTGGGGATTAGAAGTTCCGAACCGGTGATGGAACGCTTCTGGGAACCCAGTTCACGAGTCCGCTGCAAAAAGGTCTTAACTTCCTCGTTGGCAAAGAAGGCATCCCGCTGCTGGGCGGTCATGCCGAAGAAACGGGTGCGGGTCTCTGCAGTCTGCATAGGTACAACTCCTTCTCTCGTCTGTGCTCCGGGCTGGGCTCCGCTGCTGCGGGCCTCCCGGGCCTTGTCCTCCGCCTCACGGATCTCATTTTCCAGCGCAGAGATCTCGCTGCGCAAAGCCTCCTGGTCGGTCTCATTTTTGGTGCGCTCCGCCTCAAAAGCCTCGCACGCCTCCTGGACCACGCTGCGCTCTTCCTCGCTGGATGTCTCCTCGATGTCGGCAGCCAGCTCCGTTTCCCGGGACGCAAAGGCTTCTGCAGCCCGCTCCAGCTCTGCCAGGGCGGCTTGCTTTTCCGTCAACTTTTTGCGCAGCAGCAATACTTTAAGTGCCATGTTTAACTCCTCCGATCTTCTTTCTCATCTCGGCCTGCCAGGACCCCAATTCCCGCTGCCGGATGGCTTCCAGGTCCTTCTGCCGGGCCGAAACGCTGGTCTCCCCATAGGCCGGGAAGGTACACACGCTGACCTCGAACAGGGGGTCCACTTCCTCGATCTCCCAGCGGCAGGCGCCGCCGCCCAGATCCACAAAGGTCTCCCGCTTGATATTGAAACCAAACGAGCATTGGTCGACGTCACCCCGCTGGATGCGGGCGTAGAGGTTCATGGCGTCGCCGTCTTCCCGGTTGATTTTCACACTGCCCCACAGTCCCCGCTCGTCCTGCTTCAGGGAGAGGGTGCCGGACTTTGTTCGCCCCAGCACCAGGGTACTGTCGTGGTTGATGAGGGCCCGCACGTCCTGGCTCAGACAGTTGGTAAAGGCCCCCGGTTTGATAATCTCGCTGACTCCCTCCCACAGCTCATAGGGAGAGTTGAATACGCTGAAATAGCCCTCAATGTACAGCTCGCCGCTCTCTGCCTCCCGGGTCTGGAAAGGCTGGCAGAGGCTTCGCATCTGGCGGCAATCTCTGTTGTGGTCCATGTCATTCCTCCTGATTCAACTTTTTCTGTTCCCCGATCATCCCGGCGGGGATATAGTTCTCCAGCATCACCAGCTGGTCAAGGCCCTTTCTGGGCGGCAGGCTCAGCCAGGCCCGCACCTCGTTGCCGGTCATCAGACCCCGGACATATTGGTCGTCCGCCACGCTGGCAAGCTCCTGCAGGGCGTAGGCGTAGAGCTTACGGTCATTGAGCCGGAAGTACAGATCCGGGCTTAAAAGCAGCTTTTTGGTCAGTTCCTGGGCGATGGCGTTTGCCAGCGGCACAATGGTCTTGCGGATGAAATTGTTGTACTCATCCTGGTCATAGTCTCCGACCCCCACCAGGAAGGGCGGCACGCCGATGGCCGCAGCCACGGCCCGCTTGTCCAGCTCCACATTGTCGCTGATGGCGAGGTCTGCCAGGGACAGTGGTTTTACTGTCACCACGTCCATCAGGTCCGCTGGAATTACCCAGGGCTCCCCAGCGCTCTGACCCTCGATATACTCTTTCAGTAGTTTTCTCCGGCCCTCTTGGCTGGAGAACTCCTCCGCCAGAGCCTCCACTTTCACAATCACGCTGGGTTTCCACTTATCCGCCAGGAAGCTGTTGGTGGTGGCTGCGGACTGGCGCAGATTTTGCAGCACGTCTTTGAGCTGCAGCCGCACACCCCGGCCCCGCCAGGGCTGCATGGGGTCCGGTCGGGGAGCAAAGTGCAGCACCTGATCTGGGGAAAAGGTCTGGCCCCGCCAGGTTACGTAGTAGCTGCCGCCCTGGTCCGGGCTTGCGGCGCTGGCTCCAGGCATGGGCACCAGGTCTTCCAAATAGCCGTTCCGGGTCACCGGCAGCACAAAGGCATTGCCGTCGCCCACCGTTTCCAGATATGTCACGATCCAGTTGATAAAGCTCTGCCGGGTCCCCAGGCTGTAGGGATGGATGTCCATGAACTTGCTCAGCTCATTGCGCACCCGCACGTCCCCGTTGGGCGTGTTCTGCATCAGGTGGATGGTGGCGTTGCTGATGATGTCGGCCTTCACCGCCACCGCCGCCGCCACGTCTGGACTGCTCAGAAGGGTGGAGTAGCCGCTGGTACACAGGCTCTCGAATCCGTCCAAAGACATCCAGGCCGCTTCATAATTCTTCCCCGCAGACCGCTTCTGGGCCGCCCCGCCGGTTTTCCTGGCGGGAATATATTTGATCAAGCGCTTTCACCTCCTGTTTGTTCATCAAACCAGCCGGCGCCTTTGCCCCGGGCCTCCAGGTCCTCCAGGTAGGCGCAGGCGGCAAACACGGCGCAGTCAAAAACATCAATCCGCAGATGGGGCTCCAGTTTGTCATACATCACCATGTCATCTGCTTTTTCAATGCCCCGCACGTTCTGCACACAGTACTCAAAAGGCTCTGCGTGGCAGTAGTAAAGTGTACCTCGCTTGGCGCTGGCCTCCAGATACCGAAACCCCTCGCTTTTCCGGGTGAACAGCTGCGGCTGATCCTTGATGGGGAACTTGGCCCGCTTCATCTCCACGTAATACTCCCGGCAGAATTTCCGGTCATGGCCAATCCGCTTGATTTTAAAGCCCTCTGCCCGCCGGGCCATGTACCACTTGACCACGTCAGAGTGATTTGTTACGGCATCGTTGGTCATGTCCAGCCAGCCGTCATCCTTCCAGCCAAAAAGGGGAATTTGATCCTCTCTGGCCTTTACCATGGCTGCTGTCAATGGAAACCAGCAATGGGGAAGAATGATGTCCACCCCCTTATAGTGACCAAAGAGACAGGCCGCCGTCAGGTCGTGGAGCTTGGACAGGTCGCTGCCGCCATACCACTTGACGGGCAGCCGCCGGAGGTCCTCAGGCGTCCAGTTGTACTGCTGGTCGCTGCGCCGGAATTCTTCAATGTCAAACCAGGCGGACAGAGCTGCTGTGAACACGTTCAGGCTTTTGTTCAGGAACTCCGGGCGCAGCTGGGGATCTTCTTTGGCCTGCATAGCGTCGTTGAGCATGTCCTGAGGGCGGATGCTGTGCCCCCAGCCGGGGTTGCATCCTTCCAGCACTTCCGGGTTGGTGTAGTCCACATCGCCGTTGTCCAGCCGG